TGGATCTACATTGGTGATAAAGCATCTGATGATCAATTCATCAAGATTGGTAACTCTGCTAATCATAGTAATATCTACTTCGGTAATATCGATAGAGATGCTGCTATTTCTAGAATCTACATGGGTGGTGCTTATAACCGCCTATCTTCACTATCAGTTATCAACTTCGAAACTAAGCAAGTTAGATTTGCTGGTGATGTGACATTTGGTGCTAATAAGAATCTTGGTGGTGATAGAACTGATCCTGAGCAGATTGTAACACTAAGAACTGAAGCAGGTATTGTCAGCTTCTTCTCTGGTAATACTCAGACAATTGACTTTGCTACAAATGCTTCTGAAGTTAATATTGCTGGTCAGGGTGGAACAACAACCATCAGAAATAGCCTTGAGATTGATGGTGAAACAACATTCAACAGCAGTGTAAAACTATGTGGTGGTGTTGCTGCATTCTCCTTCGTTGGAACTAGAGCACAACTTGGTTCTACTGCATTTGCACACGATGATGGAATTCTCGGACCAACAACATTTAATCAGAATGTTGATCTTGTTAATGTCTTCCAGTTGCCAGATGGTGATCCAAACTTCAATAGAATTGATACCGCTGGTTCTGCACCATGGGGTGATGCAACATTCCAAGCAGCAAAACCTGGCGCAGGACCTGAAGGTGCAGATCTAGAAGCACTAACTGGCGATCTATATTACCTACCACTTCTTAACGCTCCTGGTGATTATTTCCAAGAAGGTGATTATCTACTTCTTGACGCTACAGTCGATCCAGTAGCAGGAACACACCCTGAAATTGTTCGTGTTGCAACTGGTGGTTTGATCGGTGCAGAAACTGCTCCATATTACTTGATTGTTCAAAGACAACCACTTGGAACATTTACTCCAATCAAGGATAATCACCCAGAAACTCCAACAAATAGAACTCCTGTTTATAAGTGTAACATTGCATTCGATGCTACATGGATTGAACAAGGTATTGATTCTTCTGGTGTAACTGAGAACATCTATCTCGCAACATTTGGTGGAACACTTCAGGTTGGTATTGATTATATTATTGTTGATCGTGAAGATACAAATGGTGATGGCGTATTCGATCAGGGTGAAGTCTTTAAACTTGCATCGACTCTCAATCAAGAGAATAAGAAGTTCCAAATTCTAAGCGGATGTCCAGCTGGCGATGTTCTCTTTGAGGTTGACAGCGTAACTGGTGAAACAACAATTGGTAATGATGGAGTCAATGGAGAGAATGGAAAACTAACCATCAATGGTTCTCTGAAGTTTATTGGTGGATGTAAGACTGCTTCTAAGACTCAATTTGTTGGTAATGCTCAAGCAGAACTATCAACAATCACCGCAGTCACTAATACTGATGGTTTAGAAGTTGGAGACTTTGTTCAGATTGTAACTGGTGGCGGTACAGTCACTCTAGAGCAGAATAGATTCCCTGAAGATTCTGGTGACACTAGATTCACCGATCCTCAAATTGTCAGCATTGTTGGCAACGTTGTTACTTTGAATGTTCCATTCACTGGAAATAACAACAGCGAAGGAATTACATTCGAAGCATCTAGAAACGAGCAGTTTACTATTACTGACAGAGAGCGTGACATCTTTAGTGTTAGTGCTTGTTCTGGTGATACCGTAATTGGTAATCCTAGTGGTGTCGTTATTGCTCAAAGAGCACAATTCGGAACCTCGGTTCAGGCACACGCAGAAGGCGATGTAGTTTATGTCGCACTCAAGGATCCTAAGGTTGACAACAGCATTGCAACCACATTTGTTGATACTCTAACTCCAATCACTACAACTGCTACTCAGTTAACAGTTGATGATATTTCTGATTTTGAAAGTGGCGATCTTATCCTCGTTGGTTATGGTTCTGGTGGAAATGAGGAGTTCATGCTTGTATCTGGAACACCAGTTCCAACAGCAGGAAATGCTGGATACTTACCTGTAACTCGTGTAGGCAGCGTACCTAATGTTCCTGGTGCTGCTAAGACTCACCAAGATGGTGAGAGTGTTTGGAGAGTTCTTCTCAGAGAAACAACTACACTAACTGCTGATATTGGAACAACTGGTGGATCCAGTGTTGATATCGGACTCGAAAATAGTGATTTGGTTCCATTCTTCCTTGATCGTGAATACTTTGTCTTGATCAATGATGAGATCTTCGAAGTAACAAACAGCGTCACTAACGATGGTGGAACTCAGTTAGTTAAGAAAGATTACCATCATGGTCGCCTAACAGTTTATGATGATGTGAAGTTTGTTGGTTCTAACTTCGAGATTACTGGTACAGATAACAACGTACCTATCCTCAAGTTGATCAACAACGAAGAGCACCACTTCGAATCTGGAGCACTTGACATCAATGCTTCTACTGATATCAGTGGTTTGTTGAGAATCTTCCCATCTACTTGTGTTGAGGATCCAAACGCAATTCAGTTCACTAATAAGGCATTTGAACCAACATTTAGAGTTGAACCAGACTTTGGTGATACTTTTGTTGGAAGATTACTTGATGTTGCTGGTATTAGTTCTACAGTTGCATCTCAGTCACAGAAGATCCTAGATGTAAGACAACTTGGCAATGGTGGAACCAAGAACTTCACAATCAGACAAGATGCTTCTATTGATGCATTTGGTTACACTGGTTGGAAGAATAAGAATGGTGGACACATTACTAAGTTCGTCAACGCAGCATCGACCCTACAAGTTAATATAAATTATATTGTAGCGGTAGCTCCTTCTACAGGCGCACTTATCCTGACTCTACCTTCATCGGCAGAGACTGGTGATGTTATCAGAATCACTGAGGTTGGTGGACAACTAACTTATAACAACTCCCTCGTTATTCGTGCCCCAATCGTGGGTGGTGAACCAGTTGCAGTTCAAGGCGACACAGAAGGAACTAAGTTGGGCGGTCTATCTGCACCATACTCCTCAGGTGAATTGGTTGTTCAGAACAGAAATGCTTCATTCGGTCTAATTTATGTTGGACAAACTGATGGAGACAACTTCATTCCTGCCGTATACCAAGGTTGGTGGTTAACTGAACTCTGATGGCATATTACAACAGACTAAAGACAATGAAGAGCGCCCCCATCGGCACTATCATGCCGTGGTCGGGTAGCTCTTCAAGGACGGGGGCAAATCCTGATGGTATCCCTCATGGATGGATTCCATGTGATGGAACATCTTATCCAGCAGAAGATTATCCTTTGCTGGCAGCACATTTGGGAAACACATATGGTCCCACGGATGAGGCTATTCAAGCAAATTTCCCAGATTTTGATGAATCTGATCAATTTAGAGTTCCTAACCTAAATGGTAGGGCGATGATTGACCTTGAGAAAGAATATCTCTTACAGCAACAATATCAATTTGGTCAGTCAGATGCTTATGATGTTGTTGGTGATTTAATTTCTGAAGATGGCACTGGTGTTACTCCACCAGCAATCTATAGTGCTGATACGGATCTTCTTTTTGAGATCGATCCCATTGATAACATGGCAGGAAGAATTCAAGAATTTACTCTGAATGATCCTACTTGGTCTAAAACATATTATACAATTGGTAGAAAACTAGGTATTGATCATACTCCTGGACACAAACATAGTGGTCAATACACAACTGCTGTTACCAGTGGTAGATATGTTCAGGTTTTTGAAGCACCTGTTTTTCAAGTATCTGGTTCTCCAAACTATGAATCTGCAAACTTGAGTGGGGTTACATCTTCTGATGGTGCTGATGTTTGGACTAATGGATTTGGATCTATTACTTATTATGATGAAAACACTCTTGTTCTTACTGATAGCACAAAAACTTTTACCCAGCAAACAATTCCTAATGTTGGATTGACAAGAAATATTCCATCTTCTGGTGCATATACCAGTGGATTTAGTGACACATATAACTATAATCACCAAGAAGTAGCACACACTGGCACATTCCCAGTTGCAATTCAAAGTTTGCTAGGAAAACCAAACTATTTGAATGGTGATACTACAACAACTTATCCAACTAATTTGAGTCACTCTGCTGAAGATTTTACAGTTGCAAGTCTTGCAAACCACAATCACTTCAGTTTTGACATTACAATGAATAAGAGTGGACTAAGAGCGCCACAAAATATTGCTATTAATAACATTCAATCATATACAGTTAACGTATCTGATATCGAAAAAGCGTTAAATATTGTTATGGACAACAATACTCCATCACAGACGATCATTATGATCATTAGGGCATACTAAAATGGCAGCATTTTTAAATCAAGAAAGAGCAAAGATCGGAACAACAACGGGGACTATTATTGCATTCCCCAAAGAACTTGATGTTAACGATCCAAATGTTGGCATTGGATTGAGATTATTGCCTTCTGGATATATTAGATGTGATGGTAGTGTATATAATGAAGCAACATATCCAGCACTGGCAGAAATTTTAGGCACGGGTGATGCATGTGTTTTTAGGCAAACGGATGTAACTCTTAATGATGATCAATTTCAAGTCCCAGATTTGAGATCTAAATTCATCAGAGCATCTAGTGCATCAGATCAAGGTGTTATCAATGACAACACTGTTACTAGTGCAACTGGATTGACTATTGAAAAATCTGGTGTTGGTGTTGAAGTATCTTCTAACGTTGGATCTACAGCAGTTATTGATTTGTTTGGTCAGTTTAGAGTTCCAGCACTATCTGAAGATCTTAGAGGTAATGTTGCATTTACTAGACCAAGAAATCCAGATGAGGAAGTTGTTCCAGCTAATGCTTTTCAGCCTCATGCTCACTATACTACAACATATAGATGTAGAGTCAAAAGAAGATCTGGTAGTGATGTATTTGAATTGAACTACTACACAAACGCATCAACTATTGGTGTTGTAAACTGGTATGATGCAACGGATGAACAACCAGCGTGTAAATTCTATGCTCAATCTGAAGTTTGGAGTGGTGGATCATATACATCTGGTGGTACTGGAACAACTTTTGAATACTATGGTATTTGTAAAGGAAGTTGCTCTGGATTCATTACTAGTTGTTTAGTTCCTGAAGGAAAAACGTATGCAGTAGATACTACTCCAGAAGGACCTTGTTATGTCAACGTTATTCTTCTCGGACAATTTGAGATGGGATGTGCGAGTTCTAGTTATAACGTTGGAGCAAACTATGTTGAAGGTGCAGATGGTGTGGGAAATGATAATATTCCAACAAGTGGTGATAATGGGTATTCACACAATACATCTCTTCACAATGTTTTGCCATTTGATACTAGTGTGGACAACACTAGTACAATTGCATATCCTCAAATTTCAAATACTGTAGTTACTACAGATGCATTTGATTATGAGGATGATCCAACTGAACACACTCATAATATTTCATATGAGATTAGCGAGACTAATTTTACGTTAAATACTAGTGAGTTTTTCGTAAGCACAGAGGGTATGGAGGCTTCTGTTAATATTAGAACAGAATCCGATACTAAACTTGATAACCTCATTGCACCTTTCATCATGGTTGATTACCTAATTAAGGTCTAAAATGTCCAGAAACATTCGCTCCAACTATCTTTCAGATAAAGTAACTTTTGGCGCA